CTTCCTAAAAATATTTGTCCAAATCAGTCATATCCTGCTCGCCCGCAGACTTTGCAGCTGCCTTTGCAGCCGGTTTGTCGCGCCTTGCCCAATTACGGATAGTAGCAAGGTGGTTTTTATAGCTCTTGCCACTGGAAGCCATATATTCAGACAAACGCTGTATACGCTGGTCCCAATCAGAAGGGAACTCTGCCTTCAGCTTCTCCAGATCATCATCTGAAAGCAGCACGTTTTGATATTCGCCGTGTTTATGGCGGGGGGATTTTTTAGATATACTCTTATTCTTATCTTTATCTATATCTATATCTATATCTCCTTCTATATCTAGGCGTGGAACGTCCATGGACGTCCGCGGACATTCCATGGAATTTTGAGGCAAAAGCTTTTCAGCTTCCCTTTTTCTCCGTTTGCGTTCTCTGTCTTTTTCTCTTATCGTCGCCAGCCTGTCTGTGCTCTGGTACTTCTCCCAGCTTGACAGGAAAATCATGTTGTTGATAATCTCTATCATCCCAAACTGTTCAAAGGTCTTCAGCGCAAGCCTTACAGTCGATATAGGCTTGTTAAACTGCGTGGCCAGCATTTCGTCCGTATATGGGATTTCCTTTGTCAGATAGATAAAGCCGCCATCGTTGACATTACCGGCAAGGCAGAGCAGTTGCACCCACATCAGCAGAAGGCTGTCGCCCTCCGGCATGCTGCCAATCTGCTTAATCTTGCGGTTGTCAAACATATCAACAGCAATCTTTATCCATTTCACGTCCGCCACTTTATCAGCTCCCTTTCCATGCCGCTTTGATTATATCCAGCTCCCAAGGCGGTAAAGTCTCAACGCCCACGCTTTTAGCCTCTGATACAACACTGTCTATCAGCCTTGACATCTCAGCTGTTGTATAAGTGCTGCTGCCATAATATGCTATAAGACTGGTATATTCTCCATGTTGGTCAATAGTATCTGTCAACCAGCCCAAGCCATTACCACCCCACCGCGTTGAAAACTGCGGCACGGAAGAAGTAAGCATCTCTAAAGTTGTGAAACTACCAACCTCACGTATATTTTTCTGATATACTACCGTTTTCGGTGCGTTAATCTTTTCCCCAATCTTATGGCACAATTCCCAACAATAGTTGTTATCGTATATGGCTTCTTGTCGCCCTGCATCGCGTTCAGGACTTCAAAAACATCTTGCCTATACAAACTATCAAGCACCACCGTAAACTCTATTGTAGAGCCCATACAGGCCACGTCAGCTATATGTTTAATCTGTGCTTTCATCTTTGTTGCTCTTTTCAAGTAAAATTCTGCCGCATCCCTTGCAAATTTTTCCCGGCGTGCCGTCGTTGCTGTGCATGCAGTAAGAGCAGCGGTAAGCGTAGCTCAAAGCTCCGTGGTAATAGGTTCTAATTTTAGAATAATCTTGACTTTTCAAATCTTCGCCCCCTTACAAATAGTTCTTGCCGACTTCCGCCATCCACAAAGCATAACCGCTTTTGGTGCCGTACCTGTCCATATAGCACGATTGTGCGAACCGCTTGTACCGCAGGTCTACGTCACGGCGCTGGTGGGGGCTGTACGCCCCCCGATGATGCTCAGCGCACAGCCAGATAGTAAGGCCTAAGCGGTCTGCTATCTTGCGCCCCGCCGTACCATGGATTACATGGTGGCGTTCCAGGTTCAACGTAGTACCGCAGCAGAAGCATTCTTTTCTGTCCTGCAATATACTTTTTCTCATGCATCAGCCCGCTTTCTTAGGCTGTTCATGCATTGCGCCCATTGTTTTGTATCCATGTCTTGCAGGTTATTAATCTTGTAACCTGCAACGACGCTATCAACAGCAACGCCCTTTTGCTTTGCCAACGCTTGCAGCTGCCCCATCTGGTAGCTAGTGACTTTTCCCGCTGGCTTTGCCGTAGGCTGCCGCTTAGCGTTGTTAGCTGGCTCCTGACTTCCAGCAGGCTTTTCTGCTGGTTGCTGCACCGGTGGCAGTGCGTCCGCGTCCTTTGCGTCGTCCAGCGCAAACAGCCCATTAAGCGCATATTTACGTGCATAGCTGCTACAACTTCCTGTAATCTGCGCTACATCCTTACCTTTTTGTGATTCGTCTTCGCGAGCATAACCATCAGCTTCCACAACACCATCACTTTCAGTATCAATCAACTTAGCTA